GTCCTTTTGATGTACCCTGTGCTTCGATGATACCATGAGCAAGTGCTTTCTCGCCAAAGTTTGTTAGTGAATCGATTACTATAGTATCTGGATCGTATTGCTCGATGGCTTCACTAACCTCTGCTGGTATACCTTTTCTAAACTTCATTACTATGTTATTGGGAGAAGACGCTAAATCAAATACAGCAACATCATCCCTATAAGACACAGCATTAGTACCGTCAACGTCAAAGTTGATCCATAGTTTTCTTCCAGGCGCAGTGCCAGCAAGAGTAGTCTTCCCTTGACCGGCTGGACCCCAGAGCAGTGCTGATATACGTTTTTGTTTTGTTTTTGGCGTTTCAAGTTTAACTCCTCCGAAGCTGATTTCAGGTAACTCTTCCATCTTCCCAAAACTCCAATGTTGCTTCTACTTCGTTGCCACCAAGATTTTGTTCGCGGTAATCTACCCAGTGGTTAGGGTCTTTTAACCATTTGGGTATACGTTTCATTAACTTCTGAGCCGCGGGATGATAAGAGTCGTAGAAAGACTTTCCTAGTTTACCTCTTACCCTAACCTTGTACTGAGTCTTCAAGCGGGGACCACTCATCGTGTGTCATCTCCTCTAATATTAACTCTTTCTGCTCTCTGTCATCTTCGGCGCATAGTGGAACAAATGAGCATGGTCTAAAGTATCTGTTACAAGAATGAGTATACATAGGTGCATCTAGTGGTTGATCACGATAGCGTTCATCTATCTCAACAGTGTGTATAAGCCACTCTACCCATTTAGAGAACATTGTCTGTGATCTATTTACTGCTTCTTTTCTGATACCATCAGAGACTACTTTGCCTAATGGTATCTTCATACCTTCTACGAATGCCCTAGTACATTCCACTCCAGTGAATGTAGTTGCTGCGACGTTGTAACCTGTGATCTGGTGGGATAAGATCCACTGGGCAAGCCAAGCATCATCAATTCTAGCGCCGGTCTTGTTTTCCATAGAGATGAGCACGCCTGGCGCATCCCATCCGAGACCGTCGATCTTGCCGGTGTATCGAATAGCCTTGTGATGTTCTTTGGCAGTTCGTCCACTCCCGATGGAATAAACAACGTCCACTCGTATATCGTATGGTATTTCGATACCCAAATCAGAGTAGGGGTCTTCCTCGTCTCTGATCCAGATCGGATATCTATCCATGTCCCATCTATCGATATAGGCGATGAGTGATTCAGAGATATTTGAAACGGTTCTGTTGCGGTCATTTGGATCGTCGTAGAAGTCGCTGCTATACAGAGCTTCCAAGGTGAAGTTGATGACATTAGTTCTCTCGTTTGCAGTCTTTGATAGTGTGTTCTTCATGCGTTCGAACCTATCTTCACCAAAGATACGAGCGCCCTGGTTCTCTGCTATACGTGACAATGTAGTAGTTACAGCTTGCTTAGAGTGGAATTGATACCACTTAACTGCTGCGAACCCTTCATGTGCTGCTGCTCCAGCTTCAAGAGCCATTGCACGACTTGCTCCTTCCATCTTCTTGTGGAGAGAGTATCTAATTACTCCCCATGTAGGGCAAGTATTAATGTTAGAGCATTTAGTGTGATCGTATGGAATCAGTTCTGCTTTATCTTTCTCGTTGGTCTTTCTAGTCGTAATAGAGACTAGGTTAAATTGTGGATGATTCTGGGCCATCTCCTTGGGTTCCCCTCTTATCTACCCTTTCCAATAAGTTCTTCATATTCACAGCAACGGTTTGTGTACTGGCGACCACGTCTATCATGCCATCTACGACTTCAGTCAGGGCTGCTAGCTGTTGTCCTAGTACATTCTGGCTTTCAGCTAGTCCTTCCAACACTCTGACCACACGAGGATCGGTGTCTTTCCCGATAAGTTCTCTTACTTCACGAGCTTTCATTTGGAATCTCTCCGTATTTATCGCGAATAAAGTTGACGATCTGCTCCTTCGTAAGAATGTCGTCTTTGCTGGTCTCGGATAGATTACTTGGTGGATGTAATGTTAAAATCCATGAGGTCTCATCTATGTCATTCGACTGACGATCTGCTCCTTCGTAAGTATGGAATGGTCCTATGAATCTAAACCCTGTTAGTATAGTACCTGCCATTATGATATGCAATGAACAGTCGTGGATGTCACTCATTCTAATACCTCCAATCTTAATACGCGGATTTCATGGGCGTACTTTTCTAGTTGGGTTAACGCTTTCATAACACGTTCGTCGCATTTAACGAATAGTTCCAGTTTCTTATCCAATCTTTCCAACGATTTATCTTTGTTCGCTTGTCTCCTTATAGCTTGAACCTCTTCGAACTGTCGAACAGGTTTCATTCTTTCTTTACGAATGGTTTTAAGTCGGGCGCTGATCTCATCGTCTGACATTTCTTCGATAGACGTGAGTCTGATTGGCGAATCAGTCATCATTGCCTCCTCTCCCAAAACGGTATCATCGTCTGAAACCACCCACGCTGTCTTCCTCAAGCCCTTTCAGGGTTTTCCCTAACGCAGCCATGTCTATATAGTCCTTGCTATTCTCTATATGCTCCTCGTCTGTTGCTCCGATATTTAAGTTGTGTGTGTTTACATGGTGCCATCCAGGGACCGTTATTTTTATTTTGTAGCCCTCCCAATTAAATTCCCGAATACCCCGGAAATGTGTTCGAACAACACTTCCTGTTTTCCTGACATGTGTTCTGACTATGTGGAATATTTTCTTCTTATTCCCTTTGTGGTCTACACATAAATCACGGTCTTTAAAAAAATAGGGTGTTCGTAAGACATTAACGCTAAATATGGCGGCTAACCGGCCCTTGTATGCACTGACCTTTATCATTGAATCGGCGGCAGCTATTTGAGCATTCGCGGTTTGGATAAAAATTGACGCTAGAAATGACTGTACGTCTTTGCCGTTCTCTTCAGCCCAGTCTTCAAAAAAAGATGGTACGCCCCAACTCCTTTGCGGAACAGTAAATGTAGATCCTCTACCCTTACCTTTTTTCGCCCGGACTTTAATGTTTTTATTTTCAAGAACCTTTAGTATATGGACCTCTCCGCTAGGAGAAACATTAAGGGCAAATTCAGTTGGAGTGCCGCCGTCCCTTGATCCGTGAAACGTGTCCCAGTATACGGTGCAACGATAGACATCCCCGCTGTTGACAGGCTGCACAATAGTCGGCGCTCTAGCCAAGCGGTACTTATTAAAATAAACCGCAAAAGGAACGTAGAATTTCTTTTCCTTATCTATCTTCACCTCTTGGGAGCGACTGCCGTACAACACCATTCCAAAGGAAGGGCGAAGTTCAAGCCATCGTGGTTCTAAAACCTCGCGTTCATACTCTCCGAATCCGTTCGACCTCTCCGGTAATATATATGCGCCGAGTCGTGAGTATAAGTCATATGCCTCTTTGTCTCCATGCTTCATGCGCTTGAGGATGACAAAATACCTGCCGAGTTGATCTAGTATGGTATGGCGAAAATAAAATTCCCCGTACTCGTCCTCTTTTGTGGCTGGCGCAGCCTTAGAGATTACCTTGGCTGGCGCAACCACAGAGGCTGTCCCCCAGGAGGAAGGTTTGAAATAGTTTGTTATCAGCAGCCAGTATTTTCTGAACCCTTGCACTACGCAAACTTGTGTTGGTTCCGTTTTTCTTGGATTTCTAGGATTAAAGGTCATTCATCTGAACAATACACTTTGTAGTAGGTATTGCCCTTCTTCGGTTTTGTTGCAGCACTGATAGCTTTGTTCACGATTTCCTTATCTATACCAAGCTTTGCCAGTTCTATACTCATGTCTTTGGATGATACTATTACACCATCCTCATTCCTTTTCTTTTCGAACTTAAACACTCTATTATCTATTAATACTTTTGTGCTTCCAGCATCTATTTCTGTTTCAATTCCTGCTTCTCGGCAGTTTATATCTAAGTTGGCTTTTGTATTGTCGTATTTCTTTTTCCATTCAGAGTTTAAGTCATTACTAACCATGAAGTTACACATGGCTTTGTGTAGTTCATATAGCACTACATTTTTTGAGTTTGATTTGTCAGGATCAGGGATGAATTGGGCGTAAAGATCGGAACGAAGCTCGTCAATCTGTCGTTCTATTTCTATCTTTCTCTTCCCAAATAGACTTGCAAGTATACTAGCTTTCATGTTATGTTATCCTTATGCTGCGATCTGTTGGAACTGGTCAGTCTCTACCCAAGATCGGACTTGGCGTTCTCTATTGTTTAGTGTAGCAGCTATATGATCGTTAGCGGTCTCTCTTACTTTGAATGAACCGCTTGAGTGTGTTGCGTAGAATGTAGCGGCTGAATATAAAGCCCATACGGTCCTTCCATGATGCATACACTCTATATGGAACTGATGTAGTAGTTGTTCAGTTCTACGTTCTGATACACCTGGCATAGCTTCGAAGCATTCTTTAGCATCTTCATCACTTATCTCTTTACCGTGCCAGTGCTTATACGTTTCGGCTTGGTTATAGAAGATATCTATTGAAGACTTGATCTTGTCTACCATGTTAGGGATCTTGAAGCCAGATGTATGACGTTGTATTGTCATATCGAATACTCCTGTGACCATTCCATTGAAACAGAAGAAGTCGATTGCTCCATTGTAAAACTTGAATGACGATGTACCGTCATACCCATTAATAATGATTGTTCTAAAGGCGACAGAAGATTTGGATGAAGTTCCAAGATCGTCCGATATAGTCGGGAATACATATTGTTTGAACAGCATTCCACCGTGATACGCCATTGATTCAGTAACTTGACATCCTCTGAGTTGCTCATCTGACATAGCCTCC